AGGTGGGTGGGGAAAACATTGGAGTGCAAAACCCCACCCTTTACTAACTATGAGGAAAGTAAAATTTTATTATGATGTTGTGCAGTCAGCAATTTTAGCTGAAGCAGCTTCGTTTTTAGAAACGAGAGTATACTCAACCAATAATTGTTTAACTTCACTATCACCAGTTTTTGCCAAGTCTTGAACTTGGAAAGGTCTTAACATAGCAGTAGACCACATTTCTGTATCTACGATATGTGTAGTTCTTCCTGAACTTCTTAATATCCTATCAGCTACTACTCTAACTTCACCGAAGTCAGAAACATAAACATCAATAGTAGCGACTAAACTTCTATCTTCTGCCATGTCCATACGAGTAGAGTTACCAGTGAAACCTGATACTTTTTGTTTGTTGAATGAACCAACTAACATTAAGTCAGGATTACCACCTTGATCGTAACATGCTTTAAGACTTGTTTTAACTAATGATTCAGTTAGCACTCTTTGAGTACCATCTGTAACTGCACCAGTTGTTCCATGAGTTGAACCACCAGAGCCATGTGCATCGTTAGTGTTACACCATGCTTCGTAACCTCTAAGTCTACGACCTGTGCCTGATGAACCAACAGTTGCAACATTAACACCTGTTAAGTCGAACTCCATATCACGTTTTAGTTCTTTACCAGCTTTAGCTATTTGATAAGCCATCTCTGATGTCATACCAGCTTTAGCAATAACTTCTTGAGTACCAGTAACTACAACAGGTTTTGTTGAAATCTGAGTATAGTTAAGTAGTTTAGAAGTAGCACTTAATGCTCTGCTTGGAAGGTTATCACCCTCCATTACTACGTTAGTAGCTGCTGCTGCTAGTGAGTCTGTTTGCCATTCATGTAATGTTGAAGCTGCTGATCCAGTTCCAATACTAGACATAAATGGAGTGTCTGTTGGTGAGATGTTATAAATAACATTCGCCAAATCTTCTCTTCTATCGCTAGAATCGAAGGTTTCATACGCATCTGTATAAATTGCCATTTTTGATTACCTATTTTAAAAAAGTTTTGTATTAGACTATTTAGTCATAAGGCTTTCAATTAGCTTAGAAGCATCATTGACGTGCCCAGACCTTTTAAGTCTTGCTCTTTGTGCTTTAAGTTTATCACTAGATATTTCACCTTTAGTTGGTGGAGAACCAGGTTTTTGAACTTTAGGTACAACTTTAGTTTTCTTATTAGAAATCTTAGCTGCTAAAAGATTTTCATACAACATGGCTTTATGTAGAACATCTACAGACCTTGCATCAATTAAGCTATTGACCTCCTGTTCGGTAAATCCTTTTTTAACTGCAAAACTTTTTATATTTTGTTTAAGTTTTGGGCCTTTGTCAGGATCAACCCATTCGGGTAGTCTTTGTGCCATAATTTCTTGCTGTCTGCCAAGTTCTTCTTGCCATTTAGCTTCATGCTCTTGTTGTGATTTAAACTGAAGATTTTTTTGTTCTTCTTCAACCATTCTTTTATTATCCTGAAGTTCCCTATATTGATCTCTTTTCAACATATATTCGGTTGGATCTTCTTCCTTGAGTTTAGTCCAATCAGTAGATGAAAATTCTTTAATTTTTGCATCTGCTTGAGTGTTAAATTGTTCAAGTTGTGATAAATAATGCTGTCTTTCTTGTTGAGTCGCAGCTAATTCTTCATCAGCTTTTTTCCGTTGCTCTGCCAATACTTGACTTTTTCGTGTGTAATCAGCTTGTCTACTGTAACCAGCTTGAAGTTCATCGAGAGTAACCTCAACATCTTTACCATCTACTTTGATGGTGTATGTACTAGGTGTCTGACTTTCTTCTACTTGGTCTTGGTCTACTAAATCTTCAGCAGATAACCCATCAGGATTTTCTGCTTCTGTTTCAACTGATTCGGACTCCATGTCCTGTGCAGAAACTTCTTCTTGTGTTTCTGTTTCTTCTTGGTTTTCTTCGCTTTGCTCCGTAGGAGTGCTCATCATACCTTGAAGTGCTTTTTGTGCCGATGCAACATCTGTTACAGGCACACCACCATGAGTGGATTCTTTCTTAGGGATATCATCTTTTGCCATGATTATTTACCTCCCTTTCTTTCTTCTTCGAGAATCTTTCCATTTTCCATAGTATTTACAAGAACATTTTGAGCTGTTAATACACCTCTTAGAGAATGATATAATGCTTCTCTTTCGTTTGTGTCAGCTATTTCTGTTCTTATCCATTTCTGAAATATATCGTTTTGGATAACTTCATACGATTTTATTAATAAAGGATCTTCAAGTAATGCTTTTGCATTTTGTCCTTCCCTTATCTCCTTCTCTTTATCTACCATTTTCTGCTCCTATTTGGTTGATTCTATCCACTAAATTAGTGGGTATAGTTTTTCTCCCAGCGAGATACCCTCGAATATCATTCGGACTGATTGATGTTTTCAAGTGTAACTCATTTACTGAAATGCGATATTTCAACATTAGTTGTTGTAATTCTGTATTAGTAAGTTTTGATTTTTCTGTTAATTTAACCAATTATTTTTTCTTCTTTTTCTTTTTAGGAAAACCAGCTTTCATATTTGCATATGCTTTATCTGATATTGTAGAGTTCTTTTTACTTCTACTTGTTCCTGCTTTTTTTCTTTTGTTAATGTTTCTATATAAACTCATTTTCCTACCTTCTTCATTGCTAGTTTATGTGCTTGTGTAAAAGTTTTGCCCTTGTTCATGTGCTTTCTCATTTCTGTCATGTGTTTTGCAGTATGATGTTTTTTATGTCTTGCAAGAGTTGCTTTTTGTAATTTGGTTAACATTTGCCTTTTTTCTTTTTATTTTTTTTTGGTTTTTTATATCCGTACATTATAGTAACCTCAATAAATCTGTAAATTTATCTGTTGCTAGTATAAAGATAACAATAGCAGTCCAAGCTATATATTTAAACTTAAATACTTCTGTTTTTACATCTTTCATGTCTTTTTCTATATGAGTTAGATGATTAGCCTTAATATCATAGATATCTTTTTTTATAAGTTCTATCTCAAGATTTAATTCGTTATTATCTTTCATTTAGTGGCAACCTCTTTCTTTTAGGATAGGTGTTTAAGGCTATCGCTACTGCTTGTTTTTGTGGTTTGCCTTCTTTTTTTAAAATCTTAATTTTTTTGGAAACTAGTTTATTTCTTTCAATTTTTCCATATCCTGAATGTGTAGGGTATGACATTAGCTTGGGCCTATTCCTACTGGTCTGTTTTGGACAGCTTCTAGTGCAAGTTCTTGTTCGTTTAATTCAAGTTGTGATTTTTTAATCTGTAATTCTTGTTGCTTGAGAGCAAGATTAATTGCTGCTTCTTCTTGTTTAAGTTTAAGTTCTTGTGCTTTAAGTTCAGTATCTATTTGTAACTCTTGAGCTTGTAATTGTAGTTTTTGTAATTCTACTTGAGCTTTTTGTTGTGCTACCTTTTCATCTAATGTAGGTTCAGGTGGTGGTTTAGGTGGCATCATAGCTGGGTTAGATATAAATTGATCTGCATTTTTATATCCTGATTGAGCTATAAATTCACTTACTGCATTGTATATATTTTCTGGTGTAACAATAGAACCCATGCCACCATTTTGTACCAGACCTTGTATTATCTGCATAATAGAACCCATAGTTTGAGTTTTACTTTGTTGAGAACCCGATCCCACACCTACATTTACAGTACAATTTAGTTTTTCTTTCCAACGAGATACATCTATTGGTACAAATTTTCCGTTAAGATAAGCCATTTTTTGTCTATCTTCGTATCTTTGTACGAGTGAATAAATGTTTCTAAATAAATCTTTAATACCTGTTTCTGCAAATATACGAGCAATAAGCTCAATTCTTTGCATAGCAGACTCGGTTGCTGCTGAGATTGCACCACTCGTTACATGAGATGTTAATACATCAGGATTTAATCCTTGCGACATTTTAGATACACCTGATCTTTCTTCCCTAATGCCATCTAAGTATCTAACCATATCAAAAGCATAAGGTTGTATTTGTGGTGTAGGTAAAGCTGTAACAGCTCCTGGTGCTCTCATTCTTACAATCCCACCTGGTTTAGATGAAAGTAAATCATCTAATTCTACTTGACCAGCAAGAACTGCATATCTAGCATTGTTAGTTAAATACATATTATCAAGAAGATTTCTCATAATAGTAGATTTAATGAGCTGTATATCTTGGACTGTATCAGCAATACTCATGCCATGGAACTTATGTGGTATTGGTAATGGACAAATCGTTGAGAAAGGAATTGAGTCAATCTCCTCATTATCCAATATTATATGACCACCTTTAGTAATTTTTCTAAGTTCTGCTATGCCATCGTTATCATAGTCGATGTGCATATAACATTCTTCTAACCAAACTTTTCTTGATGGCCCTTCTCCTTCATCGCCAGGAGATGAATCATCATCGTAACTAAATCGTGCTATTCTTTCCTCATTAAATTCTGCGTTATTTTGTGTATAGCTTGGTAGTTCATCAACTAAAGACTTTGGATAGCCTTCTAAAATTAAATCAGATACCGATTTTTTTACTCGATGACACACAAAACTAGCATCTTCAACAGAAGTAGCCCTTCTTGATACTAAAAATTCTTCAGGTGGTACAGATAAAACTCTTACTTGTCCATCGGTTTTAGTTTTTTTAACCTTAACATCGTGTTCAACAATAGCTGGAGATATAAGATTTCCAAAATCATCAACTTGTTGTTTTTGTATTATAACCTCAGTATGCTCTATAACTTCCATATCATCGTTAGCAAGAATAGATTGGTATTCAATTTCAGTTAGATTGGTGTAATTTTCTTTAGATACTTCTGTTTTTTCTTCCCAGAAATGTTTTATAACTCCTGTTTTAGATATTAAAGCATCTTTAAAGGCATCATACAGCACCTTAAAGCCGTTATTTTGCTTGTTAAAGACATAATTAACGTAATCAGTAGCTTGTTGTGCCATCTCAACATCTTCAGGGCCTTGTGGCTCAAATTCTGCTACATTGTTATGCGTGGTAAAAATACGCATAAGACTCGGCATAATATACTCAATCGTATCTCTTACATCAGTGGTTACGATCTCAGACCTACCCTCTATTTCATTACCAAACTTCTCGCCAAGATAATACTTCATAGCATCTTCTCTTTGTTCTGAAAGTTCAGTATTAAAATTTCCAGAAGCAGACTCTATCTCATTGCTCAGTTTTGATGCTAATTCATCATCGGTCATTTTTTTAGCCATTTATTTTCCGTACCTTTTTTTAAATTCTTTTGCTTTTGTCATTCCAGGAAAAAGAGATGCTCCTTGTCGATAAGTTCTTCTATTTATATCTAGGTTTATCATTCTTTGTCGAGTATTTTGGTTAATAGCTCTTCTTTGCCGTTCTTTTATTTTCTGTTCTCTATCTATTGACTCTTGTTTGTGCTTCCTAATTCTACTTTGCATTATTGTTGACATAATGTTCTCCTATACGACTGCGACATCAGGGCCTAATCTGCCTTTACTGTTCCATCGTGATCCTTTAGTTGTTGAATGTCTAAGACTCATGGCAGCATATCTTGTAGCCGACATTAAGTCATCTTTAAGTTTAACCAGTTTTCCA